ATCTAATACTTCTAATGCTCTTTCTTTTGTTTTATATGTACCTAATATTTTTAAATTATCATAATATGTTCCTATATAATGTTTACCTCTTACATCAGTATATAAATCTCCTTTTCGGTAACTATATTGTATATTGCTTACTTTAGTTAAACTTTCTTTATCTTGACTTCTAATCCATAATTCCATACTCTATTTATTCCTTTCTAAATCTTCTTTAATAACTCGTTATAAAATGTATATTGTTTTTTTAAATCACTTATTTTTTTATTTAATTTTGCTTCATATTTTTTCCCATCACGCATTTTATTTATCATTTCTATTTCATCACTTATTTTGTTTCTTTTATCTAATACTTCCTTTCTATCCATTTTTTTCACCTGCAAATATCCTGCTTTATATATTATTCCTTTCTTTCTTATATTCCTCATACTTACGTTGACATTGTCTAGGGGAATAACCGGCTTCTATTCCGGTCTGTTCCCACGTTAAACCTTTTACTTCACGACAATATACTATTAATTCAACGTCTTTATATTCTTTTAAAATGCGTTTTTCTTCCTGAATCCATTCAGTTATAATATTTATTTCCTTTTGTATTTCAGCTATTCTTTTATCTAATTCTATTAAAGGTAATCTATCTTTTTCTTCTAGGTATTCCAGGTAATTTATGAAGCGATCCGTTCTTTTTCCACCTTGTACTATCTCTTTTGTGGCATCTACTGCTCCTACTCCTACTTTTTGAAGGTTTAACTCTTTTTGATTAGAATAATATTTAAGGTCATTTTTTAATAACTTTTCTTTTTTAGCTGCATCTTTTAAATTCATATCAATTTATATACAGATACCATTTTGTGAGTATATTCACATTTAACTTTACCAAAAGGCTCAACTTTACCTTTTTGACTCATTTCAGTAAGTCTTGGAGCTGTGAAATTTCTCTCACTTGTTGGTATATACCCTTTCTTCATCATTTCTACTGCTATTTGTTTTGCTGTTAAACCTTCTTTATGTTCTTCTAGTATTTCAGTTATTTGAGAATATCTAATATGTTTATTTACTGATTCATTAGATTCTGCTCTTGTTTCTTGTGTTGGATTAGTTCCAGGTCTTCTATATTCAATCATTATTAAACCTCCTTCAATTCCAAATCTTCAAACTTATATTCAAATAGCTTCTTTTTAAGCTTATATACGTCCGTTTTAAAGCCTTTTACATCAACAACGACTATTTTATTAAGTTCTATATCAAAATAGCTGAAATCGGCTTTATATGTGATTTTACGATATGATTTATTGCCTTTTCTAAATGCTGGTTGTAATACAAACTCTTTTTGTAGTTCCAGGTCCTTAATTAACCCTGCTCTTTCTAACATTTTTAGTTCTGTATATTTTCTAGCTTCCTTATGGCTATCAAAGGTAATATTATCTACCTTTATTTTTTTATTTTTGTATTTGTTATACATTGTCTTCACCCCATTGATTCTTTAAATTAGTTAATTCATCTGGTGTAAGAACCTCTATTCCTAAATTTTTAGCTTCGTACACTATGCCATCTATAAACGTACTCATTTCTTTAGTATCAAATTCTGACGAACCTTTATATACTCTGTATATTTTGAATATTCTGTTATTAACAAGCCTTTTGCTTTCTAACTCATAATACTTAACAAATCCACCTATATTAATTTCGTCAGAAAGCATTATTGAAGTAACTTGTCCATATTCTTTTAAGAACTGAAAGTATAGTTCTTCTTTTGATTTATTTAATACGTCGCCTATTTTGGTTATTAGAACCCAGGCATAAGCATTACTATTTAAGCTTCTTTTTTGTTTCTTCTCTTTAAGCTCGTATATTTTTTCCTGGTCTAGTTCTAATAAAGCTGGTATTAATTGTTTTGGTGTTCCTGTTATCATTAGAAATTCACATCATCATCAGTAATTTCTATTTGAGTACCGAACTCTGAAAATACATCATTAGCTAAACCTTTTGCTGTATAGTCCGGTTTTTCTTCTTTTTGTCCACTCTTAACCGGACTATTTAATAATTCAACCTTTTCTACAACTACTTCTGTTATGTATGCTTTAGATCCATCTTGTTTTTCATAACTTCTATTTTGTAATCTACCTTCTAATAAAACTTTACTTCCTTTAGCTGCATACTTGTTTAAATACTCTGCTGCTTTATTCCAAACAACTATATTTATAAATTGACTGTCATATTCTCCATTAGCATTTTTATAATCATTTCTTACTGCAATAGTATTTTGTAATACTGGTTTATTGCTAGTTGTATATTTTAGTTCTATATTTTTACATAAGTTTCCCGATAAAATTATTGTATTCATGTTTATTTTTCTCCTACCTCTCTAATTAATAATTTTGTTTTTAACATACTATTTTCATCAAATAGAAAATCATTATTTTCTTGTAACTCTCTATTTAATTTTTCTAGTTTTTTAACTTGTTTATTTAACTTAACTACTTTCTTTACTAACCCCATATAATCAAATACTCTTAAAATTAATTCTTTCAAATATAGCCCCCTATTTTTCTTCTTTCTATTCATCTTGTTTCTCCTTCTTTAGTTCTTTAAATTTCTTTTCATAATCAAATCTATCAATTAGTTTTAATAGATCGCATAACTTTTCATTATCAAAACCTAAATGTTTTTCGTTCCAGCTTAAACAAGCATATTCATATAAACAATCTAGTAACATTTCATATCTATTACTATCTAGTAATAATTCTTCATATTCTGCTTTTAAAATAGTTGCTGTCATTTATTTTCCTCCTAAATAAACTAATGTTCTTCTATTTTTACTCTTTTTACATTTCTTTTTATATGCAGGCATTGTATAGAAATATATTGTTTTATATTTTACATTCATTTGTTCAGCGATTTCTTTTATAGTCCCTATTGCCAGGCAGTCCTCACCTTTATATAAAGCGTATTCTTTCATAAATCACCTTAATAAAAGTCCCTTTCACTCATTCCTGTTAATCTCATCTTTGAAATAGGTTCGTAATATTCTTCCCTCTGTTCTATTTCATCTGATAGTTTTTCTTCTAGTTCATCCTTCATTTTGCGATATTCATAAACTAAATCTTCTATCATTGGTATTATGCTATCCATTGGAATTAAATCGCCTTTACAATCATAATCAACATCAGTAATAGCTTGTATTTCTTCTATCTTTTCAGATTCATATTTCATATACATACTAGATACGCTCCTTTAATATTTTTACTGCATCTTTTAATTGCTCTAGTGTCATTTCTCCATTAGATTTAACTTTGTAATGAGCTAACAATTTGTCATAGTCTGTATTAGTATCTTGAACTAACTTATTCATTTCAGTTAATAGAGTTAACATTTCTTCTTGTTCTTCTGCTGTTGGCATAACTTCACCAGTTAATAATTCAATACATTTTTTAATATAGTCATCATTTCCACCTAACAGATAATTTCTATACCAACTATCTTTTATAACTTCACTTAACTTTTTTCCGTTATATTTTCCGAATGTTATAACGTAGTTTTCAGCATCTTCTTGTGTAGGTTCTTTTTTTACACTTAAACTGGCTGCATCATCATCTTCTGTTGCTAAACCAAAAGCCATTAACAAACTATATCTTCTCGCATAAGTTAAAGCCGATCCTTGTTCTTGCGCTGGGTTCTTAATACCACTTAATGTTGCTTGTGCTACTTTACAACCTTGTAACCATTCTTCTTCCCATTTATCTTCAAAACATCTTTTTGTCATAATATAATCATCTGCATCAATTCTTTTTATAGTCTGTATATATCTTGCATTGATACTTTCTAAATAGTTATGTATTTCTGCTAATTCAGTGTATTTATAACCATAACCCTCTTTGTTTTTCTTTAATGTTGTTTTAATGTTTTCTTCTTTCATTTTTCCTCCATTTTGACTTTTTTATAAAAGTTTGTTAAAATATTCACATATAAGTTTTTTATGGAAGACTACCTGTTAAAGGGTAGCCTTTTCTTTTTCTTTAGTTGTTATTTCAATGTTGTTTTGTTCGGCATATAATTTAATTAATGTTTCTACGGCTTTTTTCACTTGCTCTTTAGTCATCATTTCCCTTCTTTCCGTACTTAGCTCTTAGTTTTTCTTGAAGCTTTTCCTTTCTTTCCTCAAAAGGTGTATCATCAAATTCAGCTAACATAAACTTTAATTCGTCTTCATCTTCTTTAGCCATAACTTCTTTTTGAACGTCTTTCTTAAACCAATCTGGAGTTATTTCTTCTCTGATAGGTTTTTGATTAAATGTTTTTGGCTGCTTCAACTCATAAACATCTTTCCAACTATTTACTATGCTATTCTCTATCATTTGGTACTTAGTATCATCATCATACTTATTAAGTTTGTTTATAAGTGTTTTAATAGCTCTATCAGAGTTTACAGCTTTTAGTTTCTTACGAACTTCTATAAATTCTTCAAAAATAGAATTAAGATTATCATTTTCGAAGTATAGTTTTTTCTCTTTCTTTACTTCTTTATCTTTATCTACTTTTATATCTATATCTGTTTCTATTTCTTTCTCTATCTCTATCTCTGTGTAACTATTTGTAACAGCCGGTAACTCCGGGGTAACATTGTTACCACTTAACAACTTTTCTTTAGCTCTTTTCTTTCTCATTAGCTCGGCTTTACTCGTTTCGCTACCGATACACTCTATTGTTTCAGGTAAAATATATTCTTCTGGATTGGCTTCTACCAACAACCCACTTTTCATCAAGAACATTAACGTTACTTTCACGTTTTCAATATCTTCATCAAGTTCTAAAGCTAATTCTTCTGCAAAGGAATCTTCAACATTTTCAAAATATAATTTGCCGTTATCTTTAATACTTAATAGCTGCATCTTTAAATAAATGATTGTGTATGTATCGCCACCAGCTATTTTTCTTAATTTTTTGATTTTTTTGTTTGTAAAAAAATCGTTTTTAAGTTTTAACCAATAATATTTTTTTGTCGCCATCCCTTTTGTCCTCTCTGTTACATTTTTGTAACTTGTTGATTAAAAAAAATATTCATAAACTCATCGTCTGTTAAAGAGTAGCATAATCTTATTTTTTGCATCTCTTCCCAATCCCACTTACGTTCACCTGAAATTTTCTTTTGGATCGTTGTTGTCGAACGTCCGATACATTTAGCTAAATCACTATATGTAACTTCTTTTTGCACTAACAATCCTTTAAGTTTATTAAATTTAGGTGTTTGCAACTCTTCCATAGTTCCTCCTTCCTTGCAGTTACACTTCTGTAACTTACAAGTTCATTATAGTATCATTTTTGTAACAAGTCAATACATTTTTAATAGAAAATTACACTTTTGTTACTTTTAATGTAAAATTGTTGCGTTTTTGTGGTACAATATATTTGATTTTAAAAGTCATTTCATATAAAAGGAGCAATATGTATATGAATTTAGGACAATATATAAAACAAAAAAGGTTAGAAAATGGGTTGACAGTAGAGCAACTAGGCACAGCCATAGGAAAGAATAAAGCCTTTATAAGCAGATTAGAAAACAACAAAGTTAAAAGTTTAAAAAACGATTTAGTAGAACCTTTAGCTGATGCTCTAGGTGTGCCTGTTATTTCTTTATTTAAAGATTTTGATGAAAAAGGTAACTTTAAAAAAGAGTCAACAGAAATCACACCTAGACAACTTATTTTTGAAGTTGAATGTTTATTAGACAAAACTACCGGCTTATCAGACCAACAAAAGCAATATGTTAAAAACACTCTTGATATTGTTTGTTGTGAAGAAGAATAAGAACGTTCGTTCTTGCTAGTTAGATAATATAACCTATATTTGTTAAAAATGTGAAGTTTTTTACAATAATATTTGAATTATAAAAGGTGGTGTTTTATGAAAGAATTGGTAAAAAATATTTTATCTGTTATTGCATTTATATTAATAATTGTTTTTGTTTATTTTGGAGATGCTTTTAATAATATTTCCATAATATCTATTGTTCTAGCTTTATGTTCTTTTTGTTTAGTTATGTTTTTAATTGGTTATGGAATATATCAATATATTAGAGACTTTTTTAGGAAAAGAATACGTGAAGAAGGAAATAGAGCTTTTATTGAAGAAAAAAAGAGACAAGATATTTTAGATAAATATTCGAAAGGAAAAGAAGAATGAAGAAACATAAAGTAGCAATATATATAAGAGTTTCAACTAAAAAACAAGTTGAAGAAGGTTATTCTTTAGATGCTCAAAAAGAAAGATTAGTTAAATTATGTGAAACAAATGGTTATATTGTTTATAAAGTATATGCTGATGAAGGTAAATCAGGTAAAGACACTAATAGACCGGCTTACCAGGAAATGATGAAAGATATGAGGGAAGGAAAATTTGATAAAATCCTAGTTATGAAATTGGATCGTATCTCTCGTTCTGTTATTGACCTAGAAGTAATGATTAAAGAAATGCAAGAATATGATGTTAACTTTGAAAGTGCATCAGAAAAAATAGATACAAGTTCATCTTTTGGTATGATGTTCGTTAGATTACTCGCAATATTTGCCCAATTTGAAAGAGAAAGAATAAAAGAACGTATTAACGATACATTTGAAACAATGGTACAAGAAGGTAGAGCTATTACTGGTGAACAACCAATAGGTTATAAAAGAGATGAGAAAAACCACGTTGTTATTGATGAAGAAGAAGCTCCATTAGTTAGATATTTCTTTGATACATATGAAAAATACCAGTCATTAAGAAAAGCATCTCTATACACTAATGAAAAGTTTGGAATTAATAAACATTGGAGAACATACTCTAAAATGGCTTCACAAACTCATTATTATGGTCATTATAAAGGTAATGATAACTATTGCCCTGCTTATATGACTAAAGAACGTTGGGATAAACTACAAGCTATAAGACAAAGCAAAAATGTAAGAGTATTTACAGCTAATAGAACTTATTTATTTACAGGTCTTTTAATAGACTCTCATTGTGGTAATAGATTAACTGGTAATCATGCACAAGGAAAACATAAAGGAAGATATTATTATAGATGTAAACTTGCTATTGATATTAAAGGGTGTCCTTCAACTAATGCAGTAAATGAAGAAAAGTTAGAACAATTTTTATTAGATAATTTAAACCTTTACATAGATGAATATTTTGATAGTCTTGAACTTGAATATAAACAAAGTAAAGAAAATTATATTGATAATACAAAAAAGATAGCTGATATTAAAGCAGAAATGAAAAGAACTACTAATTCATACAATAAAGGACGTATGGAAGAAGAAGAATATGATAAAATATATGAAGAACTAGAAAAGAAACTTGCTAAATTACAAGAGCAGCCAATTAAAAAAGATATTTCTAAACTAAAAGATTTAACTAAAATAGATTGGAAGACAATGTATAACGAGCTTACAAGAGAAAATAAACAAGCTTTTTGGAGAAGTTTTATAGATAAAATTGAAATAGATCCTCTACATTATAGAGAAGGTCGAGAATATATTAAATTATTTTTTATATAGTGGGGTGTACTTTCTTACATTGACCTACTGGTCTATGTAAAGAAGTACAACTATAAGAAAGGAGTTTTAATGAATAGTTGTATAAATTTAAGAGTTAGAAGCAAAAAGAATATTAAATACCTATTTTGCGTACACAGGAAAGCCGAAATTGAACGAAAGGAATGTTTTGGTTGTCTTAATAGAGAATTTAAGAAAGTCGTTAAAATGACCGTTAAAACACGTTTAAAGCCTATATCCAAAAAACGTGTATGTGTAAGCAAAAAAACTTATAACCAAGTTTATGAAAGAGATAATGGACGTTGTCGCCTATGTGGGAATAATATTATAGAGTTGCATCATATTTATTACAGAAGCGAAAGAAAAGATTTAATAGATGAGCCTAGTAATTGTATTATGCTTTGTAACGAGCATCATAGGTTAGTACATAGCAATAAAAAGAAGTATCAACCTTTATTATTAGAAATTTTAGGCATAAAAAAAGAACCTAGCAATTAAGCTAGGTCTTTTATTTTAGTATTTGAATCCATACTCACATAATTTAGCAAATGTTAGAGGTCCACAATAACCGTCTGGTACTAATCCGGTTCTACGTTGAAATTCTTTGATAGAAGCTGTTAAATAAGGTCCGTATAAGTTCCCTAATGCTTTTTTGTTTGTATAAGCAGGGAATGTTTTATACATAAATGAAGCTATCTTGCCTACGTTTGTATGAACGTCCCCAGGTCCAAAATAACCTTTAGCTGGTAAGAAATTATTTGATGGTGCTGGTTTAGGTGCTGCCGGTTTAGTTTCTGGTTTAGTTCCTAGTTTATTACTAACCATATTTAAAAATCTTTGCCAACCAAGATCTAATGTTCTATGAGGGCAATATTTATTCATAAAGTCTTGATGTTTCTTAACTTTATCTATTCCCCATCCATATCTTTTAAGAATATCTACAATTAATTCAACTGCATTTTCTTCTGCTTTAGTGAATCTAT